CCATGATTGCTGGGGATTACAAGAAATTCGACAAACGTATGCCTGCTAACGTGATTTTGACTGCGTTTGACATAATCATTGATATGTGTCAACGTGCTGGTTACGATAAGGAGGACATCAATGTTATCCGAGGGATAGCCTATGACACGGCTTTCCCCACAGTGGATTTCAATGGTGATTTGATTGAATTTTATGGCAGTAATCCTTCCGGACATGCACTTACTGTTACGATTAATGGTATTGTGAACCCCATTTACATGAGGTACACTTATATCATTCTTCGCCCCGTGAATGAGAAGCGGGATTTTAAACAGTTAGTTGCTTTGATGACCTATGGTGATGATAACGCTATGGGGGTCTCTTCAGAAGCCCCTTGGTTTAATCACACTGCGATTCAAACCGTCTTAGGTGAGGCAGATATTGTGTATACTATGGCCGAAAAGGGAGCAATCTCTAGGCCATATATTAATCTCTCCGAAGTGTCCTTCTTGAAGCGTACTTGGCGTTTTGATGAGGATATAGGAGCAATTGTTGCACCGCTAGATCACTCTTCTATTGTGAAGATGTTGACAATGTGTGTGTATAAGAAGAACATTTCGCGTGAATGTCACGCTATTGCAGTGATTTCAACTGCTATAAGAGAGTATTTTTGGTATGGTAAAGAAACCTTCCAAGAGAAATCTGAGATGTTTTTAGATGTCATCAAAGAGTGTAATCTCGAGATGTATGTCGAAGATGATACCTTACCAACATGGGAGGAACTCAAGCGCGACTTTTGGGAGCGCTCCAAACATGTGGTAGGTAAAACCCACGTCTTTAAATAGACGCTAGACGAGGAGTAAACCTTAGGCAAAAATCATGAGGAGTAAACCTCTGACAAAAATCCGAGGATCAGGCCAGCCCCCTGTGAATCGTATACACGGCACCCACAAATTTAATTGAGGCGTGTGGCCGCAGAACCACACAATGTTGCATGGGATTACAACAAATTCCATCTGGCGCGCACTCAGATAGTGCGCACTTTTTAAATGTGCAGGCCGACGTTGCTGGCTCCGATCAACAGGAGACAGTGACCTTTATTGATTCGACGAGTTCGTACATAGATGATTATAGTGCTGCGCCTTCCAGCGTGACACTTCATGATCAATCTGTGGTATCCGATATGCAAAAGTTTTTGACGCGACCAGTGCGTATACGAACTATTACATGGAATGAGTCTGATCCGCA